TAAGATTCTCTTCAATACCAACTCCACCATCAACTATTAATGCTCCAGTGTCTTTATCTGTTGATGATGTTGTACCAAATATTTTAGCATCCTGACCAACATTAAGATTCTCTTCTATCCCAACACCACCGTTTGTAACAATCAGTGCTCCAGTGTCTTTATCTGTTGATGATGTTGCACTATTAAAAGTAACATCGCCATCAACATCTAAAGTTGCATCAAATTCAACTCTTTGTGTAGCATGAAGATCTCCAGTAATATCTAATTTATACGCTGGATTTGTCAATCCAAGACCAGTCAATCCGACAGGAGTAACAACTAAATCTTGTCCAGTAAGACCTACTTGAAATCTATTGAATAGATTTGTAGTTCCAATACCGACATTAGTGAGTCTATAGATTGGAGCAGATGATCCAGATCCAACATACCCCCATAAATCTTGTGTTTGAATATCTGCAATCCAGTTTGGATTACTCGCATTTACTGTAGGTATTAAAGTATCTGTTCCAACACCTAAACTATTTGTCTGAACAAAATTTATAGCAGCAAATGCTTGTGCTAAATCATTTGTTGGTATGAATACTCCCTGGTCCTGAACATAAAAATAATTTGGCATTTTAATTCTTTATGTTAAAAATATTTATGGATAATAATTATCATTCCGGATAAAGTGGAACTCCCTCGTCTAAAATGAAAATTCCCTCAGAGTATGTGGAAAGTCCTACTACTGTACCAAATCCAACTCCCGGTGATGCACCATCGACAATAAGAGGAATCCAACGAATTCCACCAATATCTCTGGACAGTTGATATCCATTTCTTCCGGGAACATTTACTGAGTCATAAATATTCTCATCTATTTTTACGCTTCCGGCAATATCAAGTCTTTGTTGGGGAATTGCACTCCCAATACCAACTTGACCGCTAACTATAGTATTTCCAATTACATCAAGTGATTGTTTAGGTGAAGTGCTTCCTATTCCTACTTTACCAGTTAAAAAAGGAAGTCCCTCAAGATCTGCAATTGCTCTTAATACCGTTCCCCCAATCCCAACATCTAATCTTTTCCTAACTGTTAAAATTCCTACATTTAAATTTCCATTAATATAAACATCAGATAAAAATTCTGCATTTCCTTTAACTTCTATATTTTGAAATACTTCGGTGACATTTTTGGTTTCAAAATCATAATAAAGAGTTCCATAAATGTAAACGTCCTTAAAGAACTTAGCATCTTCATTAAAATATGCCTGTTGTCCGGTTACATTAATATTTGACATTTTATAATCCTACAATTGAAGTTACATTGCCACCAATGCCAATATCACCACTATCAACGAATACATCAGCAATATTAAATGCTGCATCAATAACATCAGAACCAACAAATGTTCCGGCAAAGACTTGAGCACCCCAATTAGTATTCTTTGGTACTAGATTTCCGGTTAGTGCGTCACAATCTGCCTTATTTGCTTTGAGTAGGATTCTTCCGGAACCAGAATCTAATGTAATATTTCTCCCTGCTTTAATATCTACATCTTCATCTGCGTCAATCATAATATTTTGAGCACGAATTCTTACTCTTCCATTTTTTTCTGCGGTTATACAAACATCACCATTTCTTCCACTAATAATAATATCTACACCATTTGACTCACTTTTTTGTCCGGCAATAATTTCTATTGATCGGTCATTGTATATTCTATAATTTCCACCTTCAGCCAATCCGGTAAGACAAACATCATTATTATTAGTTACGGCATAAAGATTATAAACTTCAGTACCATTACAACCCATTTGAGGATTGTTCATATCTATTCTGAACTTTGGTCCAAAACTTGTTAGACTTCTTCCCTGCCAGTTTTGTTTATCAAAAGGTCTTTCTGCCATTTTATGTTACACAATCTATTACTTGTTTTACTTCACCTTGGAACTCTGCTGGCGGCGTATCTAGTATGGGTCTTAATATGGCACCAGAACCAGTATCAGATTCAATAGTAATCACCGGAAGATCATTCACAATAACTATAGTATTTATTGGTTGAATCTTAGTAATAGAACCCTCAAATATTTCAATAGAATATTCATTATCAAATTGATCGGTTGCCTTATCACCATTAATATAATTCCTTCCAGGATTTTGAATAATAATTTTATTCACACTATAATTTCTGGCAATTAATGATTGTGTTTGATTCTCGGTTAAACTATTAATTACAGTATCTGCGGTTGTAGATACGGAATTATCATATAAATCTCCCGTTGGATAATTTTCACCTTCGGATACAATATAAATTGAATCAACTTCTCCGGCATCATTAATGGTTGCTCTGGCAACTGCACCATATCCCTGATTACAATTATCCATAATCTCCACGAATGGTGGGAATCTATATCCAGAACCTCCATTTGTTACTTTTGTACCAATAATACTTCCGGTTGAACCAGAAATTGCTCCAATTAGTGGAATTGCAGTAGCACCAGATCCACCACCACCAAAAATAGTCACAACAGGGGCACTACAAAATAGTGGTGGTCCGGTATAGCAACCACCAATTTGATTTGGAATATTGTTTATCGTACTAAATGCACCCGCAATTCCTGAGACTCCACTCAATACATCACCAGAATTTGCTATTGCATTAGTAGTATTTGCATTTTCAAGAATTTCATCAAAACTAGGTGCGGGTGCATTTGCCGGTCCAGAACCAATTATCCATTCATCAACAATACCATTAGATTTTCCTTTACTCTGGTTACAATCAAATAATCCAACAAGACCTTTGATTGAATCTATACTATTACGCAAAAATCTATCAACACTAAATGATGGAACAAATTCTAAAATTGGCTGAATTCCTGCAAGTGAGTCACTTAATCCGCTTGATATTTTATTAATAATATCATTAACGAGTACTCCAGTAAATTGATTTGCGGCACAAGAAACAAAATTTTGAACATTATCAACTGCAGAATTAAGTATTTCTCCTATGAGACTGCCAAGACCACTTACGATTGCACCGGCAACACAGGAGATTGCCTGTTCTACTGCTTTAATTGGATTAACCATCGCAGTTTGTGCGGCAACACCAGCAAGATGAGCAGCTGCAGGATTTTGAGTTGCCGCTAAAACTATACTATAAACTGAATCATAAAGTAATTTGAGACCACTATTTAATATTGGTATCATACCTTTATACAATCCATTTACCATATTACCGACAAGACCGTTTGTAATTGCCTGTATCTTGTCAGTTACACGAGTAATTTCATTTGCAATATCCGTAAAGATTGCGGGTGCCTTAACCTTATTCAGTAAATTACCAACCTCAGTAGATATTTTGCCAATAATAGTATTGTTTACTGTATTTCCAAGTTGAATTTTATCACCAATTGCACTAAAAGAAGAAATCTCATCAGATGCAATTGATTCTGCTTGTTGTGGTGAGACACTTCTTGGAGATTTTTGAGCATCTGCATTTTGTTCAAGTGATTGGTCAGGTTTTAGTGTGCCATTTGGTTTTTTAACCTTACTAGTATATCCAGTAAAAGGTATAAAAGGTCCAGCATAATCCCCAGAAGGAACTTGTGAAGTTCTTCCGAAGCATCCCATAATAACCGGAATCTGAGCATTATCACCATCCAGGAAGAATCCAAATACAGTATCACCAGGAGATACTTTTACTGAAGTTGCATTATTTCCTGCTCCAGTACCTGAGGTTGTTGGCAATAAACACTGTGCCCAGGGTAAATCTTCATTCGGAAGTTCTACCGTATTATAAGGATGATATCCCATAATACGAACCTTAAATCTATTTCCCCATCCTGCTCCATTAATTTGACCACCATGAGACGATTCTGGTGGAATTTGACCTACCCACCAACGAAATCCATCTCTTCCTAGAAAATTACTTTTGAGTAATGATTCGTCTATCATTTTCTCTCCTTATTATTGACTCCAAAAGTATCTCTCAGCAATTTCATCGAAGTATAGGAATTATTGACATTAAAATGGTGGCAAAGTTCCTTAATCATATATAGACCACTTGTTTCGGAATCATGTTCTCTCTTGTCTGTTTGTGAGACGGCAGGAAATAAACACTCAATAACATCCCCCGCTCTCAAATCTATATTTCCCGGAACCATTACATTTAAGGTTTGAGTAAAAAGAATATTATATCTCATTAAAGATTGAGATTGGTATAGTGATGGGTCGGCATTTTCGGATTTTGATACTTCTTTTTCTACGGTTCCGATATCTAAAATAGCGGTAATAATTCTAGAAGGAGCATCACCAAGAGATAAATCAGAACCCTCTGATATTTTAGGAAGTCTTAAATCTGTTCCGCCAAGATTTTCTGTTTTATTAGCATAGTCCTCCAACTTAAAAAGTCCCCTTTGAGGATCCGTAAATGTAAAGTCTAGAGGATTAAAAAATGTTCTTTGACTTGCATAGGTTCCAAGACGAAGTTTCTCAATTAAATTTTGATTTTTTTCGGTATTATAATTCAGAATCTTAAACTCATTATTAACCTTTTCATTATTATCATCATAAGAAACGGTTGTTGGACTATAAACATAAGTTGCCTTTGGTTTTTGAGCGATTAGATTATCAATTGCACGAAACTGAAATCCATCACGAGTTTGATAAAATACAAATCCGGCAGTTGCATCTCCAGAAACCACAGGAACACCTTTAGATGCCAACCAAATTAGTGTGGTAAATGGTTTTCTCATATTTCCAATAAAACCATACTTATTGGAAGTTTCATCAATTGTTCCGATACTATCAGTTTTTAGAACATCGGTTAAGATTTTACGAACTGACTCACTAATCTTCGATGATGTCGAATATTTTCTCATCACTCTTGAGGTTTCGTTCGTAATTGCCTCTCTTGAAACTAGATTTAGAGTGAAACTTTCTTGTTGTGCCTCGGAAATTACATCCGTAATACTTGAAACATAAAGATATTTTTTTGGATTATTTGAGAAATCTAGTGATTCTCTTCCGGGAACATTTCCGGCAACTTTCATCGAAAGTCTTTCACCACCACGAAGAGGAAGACCATTATAAATTGATTGCCTTTCTCCGTCTTGGTTCTTAAAGGATGTGATTGTTTCTCCGGTATTAACTACTTTGAGTCTGGCAGTAATTGTTGGAGAAAAAATATCCTCAAAATATTCAAGTGCAATCGTACCATTTTTGATGTCAATCGTTCTTTTTTGGTCGTTTGACTCAAGAACTAGTTCTTCATATAGGGATTTACTAATTGACATTATAGGTAAGCGAGGTCGAGTAGAAGTTTATTACGCATAAAATTATTTAACAAGGCAAATTCACTTATTTGCGGAGACCCTCCACCAGAAGAACCTCGACCACCAGAATACATCATTTGCCGTGCAGGAGATGAAGGATTTTGAGAAATAATCACCGTTGGTCCGGTTCTCTCTGGTGCTAATGATTGAGTTATTTGTGGATTTTGGGGAGTTCCGGTTGGAGTTATTTGTGCCGGTGATGGGGATGGTGGTTGTTGTCTTGCTATAGATGGAGGAACTCCACCCTTTTCAATAGTCTTAATATAATTTGTAGGATCTAAAAGTCTACTTCCGGAATATAATTCAATATGTAAGTGTGTTTGATCTCCAAGATCTACCAATCTTCCTATTCTTTGCCCCGCAGATACCTTTTGTCCGGGTCTTACTGATGGAGTCATATGTAAATATCTTACTGAATATCCATCATCCTGATCTATCACCATTCCACTATCATATTTTGTTCCACCAACATAATCTCTTGAAGAAACAACTCCACCACGAATTGCAACTACTGGTATTCTTGGGTCACTTCCTCGTTTCCAATTAGACTCTGTAATATCAATACCAAGGTGTTTTCTAGATCCTCCATCTCTAGAAGCTCCAAATTTTTGACTTTCCCCACCTTTAAATGAACCTTGGGGTAATGGTCTAAAAGATTGACCCATTCCTGGAGTTGCTTGTTGTTGAGATCTTGTTGTTCCAAAATTTGGAGTAGATCCAATGATATTTTGAGAATAGTTCCAATCCCACCCAAAATAATTATCTCCAGATTTTCTTAAAATCTGCCCTCTTCTATTTTTTTTAGAATAATTTGTAAAATCAGTTCTACCCTGAACAAATTCAACTGCGTTCTTTTGCAATGTTGGATTTGTTAAGTTAGCGGCAACACTTTTTATAGCACCAACACTCATATCAGATGCTTTTGCTGCAGACTCTGCATCTGTAATATTAATCCATTCTGGATTTGGTTTTCTATCCCCCCTTTTTCTTGGATAATCCCAAGTTGGTTGATATTGCCCCTCTGCTATAATCAATTCTCTTATGGTTTTTCCAGAATATGCACCAGATGCAAGTCTATTATAAATTGACTGAGCCACATCTGCTCTTCCTTGAGGATCTCCGTCTTCTCTAGCAGCAACAGCAACTAAAGTCCAAAAATCTGAACTCCCCCCACTAACAGTTTCACTACCACTATAAGGTGCCGATGTTTCATAGGCACCTTCATCAGTAATTCGAGTTCCAGTCGCCGGAGCATCCTCACCAGAAGCAATACCCTCGGTTAATGGAGTCGTGAGCAATTTAATGGCATCCTCAAATCCAGTTCCCCAATTATCTACACTTAAATTTAGTTCATCAAAAGCAGTTTTAACTCTTCCAGAAGTATCAAGAAAATCAAATGTCATTAGATTTGTTAAGGGCGCACCCAAAAGTCGTGTGAAATCTTTAAATATATCAGTGCTTTTTACAATAAAGTTTCCAAGTATCTGACCCATCTGTTGAGTTCTGGCAATAAACTCCTTACCCATTGAAATCCAGGTGGGTAGATTATTAATTATCCATCCTGCGGTCAAATAACCAAGAAATCCTACTAATCTTCCAAAAAATCCTTTGGCACTACCGGAAATTAACTGTGCAGGTCCACGAGGTCTTGTTACAAGATTAGATGCCTCAAGTTCATCCTCTCTTTGTTTTCTTCTTTCATTTTCTATTCTGCGACTTTGTAAGATTGTTTTATTTTGAAATATTTCTTTTCTAACTCTTGTTCTATTGAGTAAAATACTCTGTAACTTTTTTATTGTTTTTGTCGAACCTGTCGGAACTTTTGATTGAAGTGGTGATGAGATTGCCATATTACATTACCACATTATAGTTTAATTGAGAATAAAGAACATAAAAATTATCAGGATTAGAAGAACTAATCAAAGGAGTATCGGTGCCATTTGTTGGTGCTTGTGAAATAGAGGATCGTTGATTATTAATTTGACCTGATGGAATCATAATAACATTCGGAGATGGTTCTGGAAGTTCTCCTACATTTTGAGTGGGTTTTGGAAGTGGTTGAACCTGTGCCGAGGGTAGAGGTGCTGCCTGAGACATAGAAGGTTTTTCAGTCAACTTCATTTCAGTCCAATCATATCCTTTTGATTGTGCCCAGATTTTTGCCTGCTGTTGCTGCTCTACAGACATATTGTTCCAGGCAGACTCAATTCTTCCTCTTGCAAATCCATTATTCCTATAATCCCACGCCATCTGAAACTGTTTAGTCATTTCAGGACTTGGTGGAGGAATTGCGGGTGTTTGTGGTTGTACTGCTGCGGGTGCTGGTGATGCCTCAGGTGTTTGTGCTACTAAGGTTGGAAGTATAGAGTTTTGTGGTTCAACTGTTGATGGTGAAATTTTTGCGGATGCTTCTACAGGCGCCATTATTGTTGGTGGTGGTTCTGTTGGTTTTTCTGCTGGTGATGTTGATGTTTTTCCAAAAAATTTATCATACATATCCTTTCCAAATTCTGATCCTGGACCATAAGCGAGAGCACCACCAACAATACCAGTTCCAGGAATGGGAATTAAAGATGTTAAACCACCTACTACAGTAGAAGTAATCATTCCAGTAGTTGCACCAGCAATCGCTCTTCCTGGGTCTTCTCCTTGTGCTATATCAAGTCCAGTTAATGCACTCCCCGCCAACAGGGGTCCTGCCAAACCTCTTATAAAGTTTCCTGCCCCACTCAACATACCCCCACCCCCAGGAGGTTTTACACCAGGTCCGGCAGGAGGTTTGTTTCCACCACCAAAAAGACCTCCTATAAGTGGAGCACTTTGAAGACCTTTTCTTATAAGATTTAAGGGCGCCAGGGCAAGTTTAAGTACAAGACCACCGATTTTTCCTGCAAGTCCGGTAATAGTCTTAATTATCAAATCAAATCCTATTTTAATTGCGGCAAAAGCCCCTACGGCATATCCAATATGTTTGAGAACATTATCTTTGATTTCTTCTAATTTATTTTTATTTCCTTCTGCGTTTGCCTTAAGTGCCTCAATTCCTTGATTTGTCAACCATCCTGTAAATAATGTAACTAGAGCCTCTCCTATTCTTCCAAATATATTACCAACTTTCTGCTGCAGAGCCTGAACCGGTTTCGCCAGAGCATTTGTAATGTTTTGTTCTAGTTGAGATTCTTTTCCCAATCTAATATTTGTTTCGGCAAGTTTTCTTTCACTTTCTGCCTCTGCCGCTGCCTGTTGTTTCTCTACTACACTATCTTGCTGTATTAAATTAGAAATAGATACAAGACCTTTGTTTAGAGTTGTTGTTTCTGTCCGTAAAGCATCTACCGTGCTTCTAAGTGCAGAAATCTCTTGAGTTTGTTGAATATTTTGAGTGGTTTGAATCTCTAGATTTCTTTCAACATTAACTAAACTTGCCTGAGGTTGTACTGCAAGAGCACCACCTCTTCCTCCTCCACCGCCACCGCCAGGAATACCACCACCTCCACCGGCACCACCAGTTATGGCAGAACTAGAAACCGTTCTTGCCACAACATCTATAGTAGGTCCAATTGGAGATGATAGACTAGCCATTCTGTTGGTTCTTTAGATTTTGCTCTTCAATATATTGAGAAAGAAGAGTGATATAAACTTCCTTTTCCCAAGGAACCATATTTTCTAACTCTGTTAATGAGTATTTATGATGCTGCATTAACTGAAATGTAGTTCTGTAGTATGACTCTAACGATGTATGAGCCATTCCTAGGCGAAAAAAGATGTTAGTCCCTCCAATACGACTTCACTTTCCACATTAGTATTTGGATTCTTTACCTTAATAGTATAAGATAGTTTAGGCATCGTCTCAAAAAACTTTTCAATTTCTTTAAACTGATTGGTGGTAAGTTGCTCTAGAAACTCATTCAGTTCTTTTTTAGTCGTATCAGAAGCATTCCAAGATTCTTCTTCACTATAAATCTGCTCCACACAGGCAGAAATCATCTCAAAGGTATCATCCACACTCACAGATTCATTATTATTAAAGTTGTTCTTAATGAACTCCTGCATCGATGGATATTTCATACGAAGAGTCAGAACATCATCAAGTTTAATATCTTTTGAATGTTCTTCACTTACATTTACTTTAATTTCATCTAGATTAATTGAAACCGGAACTTGCGTGGTTCCGTCATCAGGACAGGTAATTAGAACATCCACTGATTCTCCAACAGACTTTCCACGAACATTCAGAAACAAATATTCAATATCAAAAGTTGATAGTTGTTCTACCTTGATTCCTTTTGTGAGAATACAATTTGAAATTACGGTTTTTACCGCTTGTGCAATTTGTTTCGTATCTTCACTTTCCATCGCAATAATTAAAACCTTTTCTTCTTTTACGAGAAAGGGTCTATATTTAATTTCTTTTTTAATAGATGGTATTTCTAAACTATATGTTGGTACTGCAATTTTTGGTAAAGGCATAATACTCCAATAAAAACTTCATTAAAAATATTTAGTTTAGTTATTTAAGATCGTAGGAAAAACACTTCCTTGATTGGGAATTGTACCTCTTACCCCACTTTCATTCCCAAGAGATTGACCAGTTCTATAAACAACTCTTTGATTATTGCTTTGATTATTGTTTTGATTATTATTATTGTTTTGATTATTATTATTATCACCAATAACTTCATTCAAACTTAATGATCTACCTGCAATATAACGATCATACTCAAAATTTACCGACATCTTGAGAATTTCTGACGAATTATAACTTACCGGAATTGATGACATTGCCGATGGAAATAATCCAATAAAAGCATATTCTATTTCTTTATTATAATCTCTGTCAAACTTTGTAATTGTAGTTCTATCGGATTTATAATATTCTGGATATTGCATTCTAGAAATATAGTCCTTACGATTCTGCCCTATCGGAGCAAGATTACTTCCAACTGGATTATTAGATCCACTTGCGATAAACTCCATCCAACTTTCCATAAATTTAAGAGCATTATAATTGCTATCCACATAAAACTCAAGCGCAATTGCAGAATATTGTCTTGTGTGTGCGAACTTTTCCGTTATACCCATAAAGTTCCCACTAATCTCAGCAGTTGCCAAAGAAGTAGTTGGAAGAGATGCATTAAAACAAAGTAGTCCAGCATCTTCTGCAATAAATCTTTGACTAATTCCTTTACGAGAAAGATATGCCATTAGAGGACCACCAAGAGGTCCTACGCCACCAAATCTTACTTCATAGTGAGAAGTTTGTGCGAGATTCGTAAAGAGTGGTTTAAAGTCGGATATTCTGCGGATACTAGGCACTCTAAATACCTTTTATGAGTCTTATTAGTATAAGTATTTAGATGTCTTATAAGGGAAAATTTCATAGTGGGCAGCAAGAATGTCTGGGGAGATAATATTGCGTAAGTCCCACACACATTAAAATTATAAATATTAATACCCCAGACATAAAAAAAATGAACTATCTAAAGGTTTATTGCAACCTCATCAGGAAAGCAGAGAATAGGATTCCTCCTGAAGGTTATACGGAAAAACACCATACATTTCCTAAAAGTATTTTTGGGAATAATACTAGAGTTGTAGTGCTTACTGCAAGAGAGCATTATATTGCCCATACATTATTAGCAAAAATTTGCATTAAAAAATATGGGTTATATCATAAAAATACTCAAAAAATGTTATGCGCTATCATTAATATAAAAGGTAAAACTAATAGGTATTATAACTCTTACTTATATGAATATGCAAGAAAAAAAAGAAATGAAAGTATAAAAGGTGAGAATCATTGGAATTATGGAAAACCTAGAACACAAGAAGTTAAAGACAAAATAAGTTTAAAAAATAAAGGAAACCCATCTCCAGACCCAAAAGGTGATAAATTAAAAGAATATAAAGAATTATATGGAAATTTTTGGACTGGAAAAAACCATACGGAAGAATATAAAAAATTAAAGTCTATAGATAGATTAAATTATTATCAAACAGAACGAGGAAAAAAACAAAGAGAAGAAATATCAAAAACTTTAAAAGAAAAAGGTATAAGACCTCCAGATTATGCATTAGGATCATCAAAAGGAACAAAATGGTGGAATAATGGAAAAATTAATAAAAGATCTATTGAAAGTCCGGGAGAAGATTTTATATCTGGAAGAATAAAGGGAAAATGGAAGTGGAATAAAACTAAATGAAAAGATTTTTACAAGGAAAATATTCTCCAAAGTTTCCAGAAAAGTATGTTGGAAATCCTTGCGAAATATATTATAGATCTAGTTGGGAGTTAAAGTTTCTCAAATATTGTGATACGAATAAAAATATTTTAGAGTACGCATCAGAAGAACTTGCCATTCCTTATCGTTCTCCGGTAGACGGAAAAATTCACAAATATTTTCCTGATGCGTATATTAAAGTCAAAGAACCAGATGGAAGTACTAAAAAATATTTGATTGAGATTAAACCTTATAAGCAAACGATGCCACCACCAAAACCAAAAAGACAAACTAAAGGATATATCTATGAGGCATATGAGTATGCCAAGAATCAATCGAAGTGGGAGGCAGCGAGAGAATATTGCAAAGACAGAGGATGGACTTTCAAAGTAATCACAGAAAATGAACTTTACGGAAAATAAATAATACATCAATCCATGATAAATCCTTTATGGCACTCACCGGATATGAAAAACCATTAGGGGATTATACAAAAGATGAATTAATTGAGATTGCAGAATTTCATACAGTTTATTATAAAACTGCAAGTGGTGTAGGAAAATTAAGTGGTTATCGTAGATTAACAAAAGATCAATTAATTAGTATTATAAAAAATGATTCTGATTATATTCGTGATAACCCAAAAGCACCCAGAAGAATTGATGGAAGGATACGCACAAATCGTTTTAGTGATTTCAAAAAATCATTAAACGGAACTGAAAAACCGGATAAATTAATGAATGAAATCTTATCAATATTAAGTGGAACTGAAAGTGCATATCCATTACCAGGAAGATACTATACCTACATTTATTATGCCAAAACTCCAAAAATACTTTATGATCAACATCCACTGATTCTGGCAGGAGATATGTTGCCAAAAGGATTCTTAGGATTTAATTATCATCTTGGAAAAATTAGACAATACAATACGGCAGATGGTGATCGATTGGTCAGTGGTTTGTATGAATTGAGTCAACAAGAATTTGCAACATTGAGATCAGTACCATATCGAAAATTAATACAAAATTGAGATAAATAACTAAAAACTATAAATGGCTTTCCCGACTCAAATATCATCAGCCACTCAAAATGCCATTACTGCCGGATATAAAGCAGCAGCGAATAGAGCGCCGTCGTCAAAAATATTCCGATATCCATTAAAGAATATTGATGCATCTGATGATTATTTGCAGATTGAATCTTATGAGTATCTTCCACCGGGATTAACTCTTAGTTCAACTTCTTTTGCTCAGAATAGTTCTGATAATATTGTTAATGAAGGTGGATACGGACCAAAAAACATTAGAGGAACCGTAATACTACCAATTCCAGAGGGTATTCAGGATAGTAATAGTGCAAGTTGGGGTGAAGGTAGGATGGGACCTATAGAAACTGCAACGATGGGAGCAGCTAGTGACATAATTGGCGGAGAAAATATACCAGCAGCGGCAAATTCTGCATTTACAAATCTATTTGAAAAAGCAAAATCTGCGGCAGTAACAGGAACAACACAAAAAATGATACAAACATTTTTTGCCAGTCAAGCAACAAAGGCACTAACTGGAGGTGGAGACTTTAATCAGGCATTATCAAGACAAACAGGGGCAGTTTTTAACTCAAACACAGAACTTCTTTTTAATGGTGTATCATTAAGAAGTGGGTTTTCATTTTCATTTGATTTAGTTCCTCGTTCTAAAAAAGAATCGGATGAAATCAAAGATATTATCAGATTCTTTAAGTCGGAATCTGCGGCACAAAAAGGAGCGATTGGTGGTGGTGCTGCCGGACTATTCCTCAAATCTCCAAGTGTATTTCGTCTTCGTTATATGAGTGGTGGAAAAGACCATCCATTCTTGAATCAATTTAAGATATGTGCCCTGAATGCCATGTCGGTCAATTATACTGCTTCGGGAACTTATGCAACATATTCTGATGCAACACCGGTTCATATGCAAATGACTCTAACATTCCAAGAACTCACACCAATCTATCGTGAGGATTATATTGAAGCAGGATCACCAACCGGTGCATATAAGTCCACTATAAAGGGAACAGGATTCTAATGTCATATTTCAGAGAATTACCCAATTTAGAGTATCAATCATTCCTATCAAGTCGTAAAGGCTCTGATGATTACTTATTGGTAAAAAATATATTTCGTAGAGTTAAACTTCGTGATGACTTACAAAATGTTTTTACCATATTCAATAAGTATCAAATTCAAGAAGGAGCAAGACCCGATACGGTTGCCGAAGAACTTTATGGAAGTTCTCAGTATGATTGGGTCGTATTAATTGGCGCAGGTATTGTAAATGTAAGAAATGAATGGCCTCTTTCCGATAGAGACATCTATAGGTATTCGGAACAATTATATGGAAATGATCTAAATGCCGTTCATCACTATGAAACCATAGAGGTCAAAGATTCTAATGGAAGACTTATACTTCCGGCAGGTAAGATTGTAGATTCTACTTTTACTATTCCAAACCCTAATATTCCCATACAAACCGTGAATCCTGTTGTTGGTATTAGTAATTATGAATATGAAGTCAGAAAAAATAATAAGAAAAGAGACATTTATGTTCTTAAACCTTCATATCTTCAGCAGGTGATTAATGATACAAGAAAAGAGATGACATATGATAGATCATCGCAATATGTAAATGATAAATTAATCCGCACCGAGAACACAAGAGTCACGATGCCATAAAAAAGAGGAGAGTCTTTCAACTCTCCTCTTTATTAGATCACCTATTCAGCAAGTTTTGCGAAATATGATAAGGTTTCATCTTCCTCATCGTCATCAACCGCAACCGAACGACTTGGTTTCAGATTGTTGAGTTCTGAACGCAGGTCATCATCAAGAGAAGGAGCAGGACCACGATAGTTGTCTTCGTCTTCAACTTCTTCATCGACACGACTAGAAGTTTTAGAACCAAGAACAGAGTCAAGACGAGTCTTTAATTCCTCATAAGACTTGAACTGGTCAGGTGAAATAAACTCGTTCAGAGAATATTGCTTCTTCCAGATTGCTTCAAGTGCGTCATCATCATCCAGAAGAGCACCAGCAGCAGCAAACTCACTGGAATCATAGTTGCGATAACCGGCAACATTTTTTGCTTTCAGTTTGAAGTTAGCACCTTTCCAGAAGTCAAACGGATCGATTGATTCCTCATCTTCGAACTCTGGTTGCATCGCGGCAGTCAGTTTATCAAAGATTTTCTTACCATACTTGAAGAGGAATACTTGACCTTCATTTTCTGGATTGGAAGGATCTTTGACTACATAGATGTTGCTTACATAGGTCAGTTTGCGCTTCTGCTTTCGTGCTACTTCCTTATTAGAATCCGAACCAGAGTTCCATAGTTGCCCATTGTGTTCACATACAGGGCACTTTTGATTGAGAGTAGTGAGGCAAGAATCGATCAACCATCCACCAGAACCCTGGAAGGCGTGAGAATAAAGTTTTACAAAAGGTAGGTCTTCGCCTTCTGGGGCAGGAAGAAAGCGGATTACGGCATAACCATTGCCGGATTTATCACATTCTAACTTCCACAGGCGCTCATCGGCAGAACCGGCGCCAGAAGTATTCATTTTTTCAACTTGCTTAACTAGTTTCTCAGTAAGAGAACCAAGTTTGGATTGTTTTTTTAGATCTGAAAAAGACATAAGATTTTTTTGGGTACGATGGATAAGTTTGATTTTCCTTGGATATTATAGCAAGAATGACCTGATTAGTCAAGATACTTCTTCAGTGCCTCAATCGTCTTTTTCATATTAGCAAAGACAACATTAACATTGGTGTCTTCGGCAAATCCCATCAGACACAAAGATTTTTTTAGATTTTCTTTGATTTCGATTGCTTCTGGGTCGTCCGATAATGAGACACGAGTATACATAATCTGCTGTTTTTCAAGCAGTTCAGTCATTTTATCAATGTGTTCTATTTTATCTTCACGAGACATAATCGCAAAGGTCAGAATACTTCCATAAAGAAATTCCTGAAGTTCATTGATTTCTTTTAACTCTTTTTGGATAAATTCGGAATCAAAAAATCTACTCATTCTATAATCTCTCGTAAAATACGCTTATAAGAAAACACATCAGTATGTATAAAAGAAGAATACTTTTTGATCTTGAGAGATACGATTTCCCAAACAGGGTCTAAAAGATTCTTGTCGAAGTTTTTAAGAAAGGAAAAAACCTTTTCATATATTACCATACTTTCGGGCGATATTTCACCTCTTAAAAAACTTTTGAGAAGTATTGGATGCCCCTTCGAGCAGTCGAAGACATCGTTTAATGCGTTCTGAGAGAACAATGCGGTCGATTGTTCCTTGAACAAGTAGGTTAAACTCTGCTGTCGTTTTGTCCACTCCTGATAGTTTTTTTCTCCGGAGTTTATGATTTGACCAATCCATAAGTTACCCGGATCATCGGCGGCAATAAAGTTTGATACAAAAAACTCAATGATTTGTTTGTCGTTATATTTTCTTGATGTCTTCTCGAACCAGTATTTATCGGATCTGGAATTAAACGATTTTACAGAGGCACGAACCTTTTTATTATATTTGAAGTAATCGTAGGATTTATTGGAAAAATGAGACTTCAAAGCAAGATATTTAATATAGGTCTCATAAGGCGTCACAAAGGCAACTTCCCACTTGAAGTTCTCTTCATAAAGTTCAGATTAATTGCATCATATTTTAATCGTTCCTTTAAGGGTTTAGAGACAAGTTTTGTAACTGTCTCAATCTCAATCTCATTCTTCTCACAGAACATAACGATAGCATCTATATGATTACAGTTTTCTTGAGCAACGATGTTTTCAATTTCCAGAGAAAACTTGGATGGTGTGAGAAACTTGTTTTCAATTACCTGTTCTAAAGTTTCTTCTTCTTTCATTTGTTGTATGTCGATTTCCAAAAGACTTTCTAATATATTGTTCATATTTTAGTTATATTTTATTTATTATAGCATTAAAAAGTCTAATCAGTCAACAGTTCAAGTTTATCATTCACAAACTTTTTAATATACTCAACCACAAGTTTCATATATTTTTTAAGGTCGTATTCTTCATAGACTACACACTCACCATTCTCACACGCCATAATGATTACTAATTTTTTGATTGGAGTTCCGGTCATTTCATAATATGCCATTCCGTAGAACATTGCCTGAACGAAATAGTTTTCAATCCAACTTCTGGGTTTGGGTTTTTTAGAAGTCTTAAAGTCGATTACGGCAAGTTCATTATTATATTCTGATATACAATCCGTTGTTCCTGCTACACCAAGTTGTTTGCTATAAAGTGCTCCTTCAAGACAATGAATATTATTAATCTTATTCAGACTTGGTTTCGCAATCTTAAAAAGAAACTCCGATAGGGGTTGAACTGGAGGAAGAACTTCGTGATTATAAAGATAGTTTTCAACCAGGGTATGCATATCGGTTCCACGACTTGTTGCCGCCTTTGTAACACGGTCTGCTTCTTCATCTCCAACTTTTTTGCGCCACTTCACAAAGATTTCCTTGTTGAAGTGACTAGTTACGGAGGTAATCGAAACTAACTTAAGAACCTCATTTTCTTCAGAGATAGTATAGTATCTTACCGAATCTATCGTTTCTCTTTCAAGTTTTGGTAAGTCAATATCAAGATGATTAAACATTATATTAAAGTCCTAAAGATTTTTTAGCAATTACAAACTCTTTTACTAAAGAACTTCTAACGATATCATCAATACCAAACTCAATCTTCTCAAAAGAAGGCATAGCATCAATTACTCTTATAAAATCAATAATACCCGTTTTTTCACTCATTTTAACTAAATCACTCTGTTCGATGTCTCCAGCAAACATAATTTTCGTATCTTCACCACATCTTGAGATTATAGAAAAACTCTCGTGTGCCGAACAATTTTGTGCCTCATCTACAATAATAATACAATTATCTAATGTAATACCACGAATGAAAGAAGTACACCAAAAAGAAATAGTATTTTGTGCCTTTAAATTTCCATAAAGCATATCGAAATCTACATCACTCGGCATCTGAAACATATATTTTACCATATTCTTATATGGTATTTCGAAGAGAGATTTCTTATCATCTTCTCCTCCCGGCATAAAACCAATTTCTCTAGTCTGGACTAATGAACGGACAATATAAATCTTTTCATAAGGTGTTCTTTCATCTAGAACCTCTTTGAGTGCTTTATAAAGAAGGCAAAAAGTTTTTCCAGAACCGGGAACACCGTGAGCGAAAATATTTTTACCTTCATCATAATACTTAAAGAGAAGTTTTTGGTTCTCTGTAAGTGGATCAATATCAATCAGAAAATCCGAACTTAATGGTTTTCTACGCTTCGCTTGACGGGCAGTGAGACCAACACCGATTGGTTGGTCTGATTTTCTTCTTCTAGACATATTAGAGTTTTTTTACAGTTGATCCGGGCATCTTTTGCGCCCGACCCAAAACATCGTTCCAAGAGGGGTGCTTGGAGGTTAACTTGTCCCTCCAATCACCCGCCTCGCCAACATTCATCTGAGTCGGAATAAGAGGTTTGATATGAGGATTTTCTTTGAGATATGGGTCTTTGTCCGCCATATACATCCATTTCTCAAAGATTTCACCTGTTTCAGTATTCTCAAATCTATAAGTAGGGCACATAAGTTATAATAATTTACAAAAATATTTATGGGGCGAGACGCGCTTTGTGTAACCTGCGCTCTTCATAATAACTAAAGATTTCTGGAACCCACGCTTTCATTACAGGCACCATCGCTTCACATAATCCCTGAATCTCTACCTGAGCATCCAGTTTTGCTCTTAGGTCAAGGAAGTGAAGAGCAGCACGAAGAGAGAACGAAACCACAAAGTTCTGGCGGATGTTCTGTGGAAGATAATCGCGCAGATGTTCTTCCGCCATACCACGCTTCTCATAACCCTCAGCATACCGCTCAGATGCCGCCAGACAGAACTTTAACTGTCTTTCGTAGTCATCCTTCGTCCATTCATACTTGTGCCCTTTACGGTCAAGGTAGAGACCTTCTGGACGCACATAGAAAACCTCTTCGGGTTTCAGGTCGCCAGTCGCAACCTTTAATACACGACGACCAGTATAACGCTGAGACTGAACATCAAAAGAAACTCCAACACGATGAGTTCTTGCCTGAACTATTACATTATGAACAAACCCAACACAGTCCAAAGTAATCGCAGGATGCTCCAGTGGTCCCCAGTGCCCTCTTTCATTTGCTAGAAGTTGCTCAATGACCCATTTACCACAATCCTTCTCACCAGGAGGAAACTTGGTATGAATAGGGTCTTCTGAATAATCATTCTTACCTGCCTGATAAACAAGAGTCTGAGGAAGTTGTGTCTGACGAAGCATCACAACTTTCATATAACGGTCAAGTTCTAGAAGGTCTTTTGCTTTAATAGGTTTCATTTTCCAAATCCTTTTGATGTTTTTGCTTCCAAGTCTGCGAGTTCTTCTTTCACGACTCGCAATTGTGATTTCATTTCTTTAAGTTGCTTATCGGAATATAGATGATCTTGTTTAATCAATCTTTCCAACAATTTTACAAGTTTTTTTGCTCTTACAGACATTAGTTAAAAAACCTCATCATAGTCAATTTCCTCTGGACGAATATCATCATACTTATATTGCCGTGTATCTGGATATACTTCTGCCTTGAGTGCGTCCAAGAGCAGTTCCATATTCCGAATAATTAATTTAAGTTTGTCCTTATCCATTTAGATTAATATTCTGTTTTGATTATACAAAAAAAGAGAGGACTTGTCAATCCTCTCTTTGGAAAAAATATCACTTATAAAGCCACTGAATATACATTGATAAAATAATAGTCAAAAGAGCGATTCCGGCACTCATTGAGACTATGAGATTTGCCATTATTTTGCTCCGATTAGTTGTGCTAATTGTGCTAAATGACGACGCTGTTCTTTTTGTTTTTGTTCTTTGATAAGTTGTAGGAAGTTAAGTTTTTTCATCACTTGACCTCCTTTACAAATTTAACCCCACGATAAGTCTCATTATACTGTTGGGGTTGCTGCTGTGCCTGCTGTTGTTGCTGGCGACGAACTTCGGTGTCATATGGAACACCTCTGTAAATAATTTTTGACATTAGGTTTTCTCCTTAGTTGTTTAGGTTAAAGAGCGTTCCTTCAGTCGGCGTTTGCGTTCCCTATTTGCGAATAGCGAATGAACGATCCGTTCCGCGTCGGCTTACTTCCGTCTGGATACTCCAGATGAACGATATATTATATATTACCACAAAATTAAAAAAGTAGCAACCGATACTAAAGTGTATCATGCTGCTACCTTTTCAAAAAACCTTAAGGGGGCAAAAATTTTGGGGGAATTTTTTTGCCCGATATGAGAAATCACTTTCGCCTTTTCTTTTCGGGTGATTTGTATCCCCAAATCTTAGGAGATACTCTACCATAACCCCAATCAATTTTCGTTACCACCCCTGGACCAAACTTATCATAATACATATCGAAGATTTTAACTCTGGTTCCACGACACAAATCCATATAAGAATTTCCCTTTAGTGTATAATATACAACATAGGCATCATTGGGAAAAGAGGTGTCTTTAATCTGAGAAGGAGTTCCGTTCTCAACCAGAATCTCACAACCATAGCGAGGAGGAATATCTTTTTTTTCTTCTGGAGTCCATTCCACTGTAGTATTATCCTCGATTGTATTTCTTTTTATATCACGAACTCGACTCACGAACGACCTCCCCATACGATTTCTGGGTATGCCTGAGAAACAATTTCCTTCGTGATTTTATATTTCGTTTCAAGTTTCTTATCTTTGACCAGACATAGAATCTCTGCCTCTAGAGGATGAAGACCCTGAAGAATATTAATGAACATCGTTTCTCTACGAAGAGAACTCAGTCCATCATTACCACCTTTAATAAAGTTATAAAACTTTGAATATTCTTTACGAATTGATGAAAAACCTTGATCTTGTGAACCAAGTGAATTGGAACCAATCTCGCCCATTTTTCCCACGGCATCATCAATCTTTTCACTGAGAGTTCCACTAAATGAACCTTGATCTCACAC